GCCTGCGCGCGCGCCTCAATAGTTGAGCTCGAAATACCCGCCGGAGCGCCTCTTTCGACATAGCTAACAGATTGGCTTGAGCCGGGCTGAAACTCGCCCCAAGTAGCAGGACTTCCGTCTTGCCCTTTTCCAGTCAGAGTAGTTACCGAGGTCACTCCAGCCGGGGCTACCCATGTTGAGTTACTCGTAAACGTGACGGTTTGTAGAGTTGCGCCCGCACCGCCACTTCCGAAGCCAAAGCCTCTTGCGCTACCCGCCCCTCTGCTGATGACTGTCGGCATCCGCGCGGCTCCTTAGTAACGGGTCTGAGACGCCAGAACCGTGAACGTGGCACTGCCTGTCTTGATGATCGTGTAGGTGTACACGTCAATACTGTTGGCGTTGCCGGTGGTCGGTGCTGCGCCACCCTGCCAGCGCGTGGTGACGCCGCTGGTGGTCCCGTCAACTTGCACGACGTTGTTGTAATATGCCGTGCCGCCATTCGTAACGAGGTGGGCCACGGTGATAGCCTGCCCGGTGCTGAGCAGCGTGTTGAGTGCCGTAGTGCCGTTACCGCGCAAATTGATTGTCCAGTTGGCCGACGCACTGCTGGTGAAATACACCACAGACTGCGTTGTCACATCGTAGTTGATCGTGCCGGTTGCAGCGGTTGCGCTGACTGTGGCTGTCTCAGCGAGGTTGCTGAATACAGCAGCCAGAGCCGATGTTGAGCCAGTAAACGTCTGGCGGCCAGTGAACGTGTTGTTGGCCGTTGGATCGAACGAAGACGCAGCGTTGGTGATCGTAATGCCACCAGAAGAGTTGCTGATTGAGATACCGCTACCAGCAGTGAGGTTGGCGAGCGTATAGCCGGTGCCGTTGCCGATCAGAAGCTGACCGTTAGTCGGCGCGGTGCCTGTGCCCGTACCACCCTGCGCACGCGACAGCGGCGTCGTGAGGCCAGATAGCGACGTGATGTCGCTGTTAGCGCCAGCGGCAGCAGCCGACAGCGCAGAACGCGCAGCAGCCGTCGTAGAGGCAGTAAACAGGCCGATGCCCGTTGCCGTACCGCCAAGGTTAATCAGTGCGCCGCCCGATGTGGTTGAGCCAGTACCACCTTGAGCAATCGTCAGCGGAACAGCCAGACCAGCGGTCGACGCGTCAACCACGTCGGTGCCGTCGGAGTAAAGGATCGCGCGGGAGCCCTGCACAATCGGAACGCCCGTGACTTGTGTTGTGGTGCGGACGCTGAAGTTAAAGGTGCCTGTCGTCTGGTTCGACACCCAATACTGCTGGGTTGTGTTCGGAACCACAATCTCCATGTTGGCGACCAAGGTGCCGACAAAGCGATAGGCGATGCGGTTAAGCTCTGAGCCGGAGAGTGTGTAGGGGCTACTCTGTCCAGTCAGGTCGATAGACGTATAGTCGAACGCAAACACCGCGTTCTGGCCAAAGCCAACGGTGTACCAGCGGATACCATCCGTGATAACAGTGCAGCTATCGTCAATCGCAAGGGTGAGCGTGCTTGCGCCGTTAATTGTTTCGCCGCCAGACGGGTCTATCGTAAGATCGCCTGTGCCGCCGTTGCGGATGTTAACGTACCAACCGTTTGCAACGCCAGCCGCAGCAGGAAGCGACACGGTGCCAAGAGCGCCAGTCCAAACGTAAGTTGATCCGCGATCAGATAGGCCAAGCGTAAAGCTGCTGTTGAACGAAGTTATTGGAGTGTTTGTCGAAAGCGTCGCGCCCGTTGCTTTAAGGCCGAAGCCTGCAAGCGTTGAAGCTTGCGCTTGCGCCGTAGTGGCACCCATCTGATAGGTGCGCCACGATCCGTTGTATGTGCTATTATCAGTAAGATATAGCTGCCACTGCAAGCCTTGGGCGATGGAGACAAGCGTGTTACCGCTGGCGTCCTTTACGGTAATCGTGCTGGGGCCGAGGTTGTTAAACAACACAGTCTGCCCAACACCCGATTGATTGCCGGGAGGCATGATAATTGAGTACGCACCGCTAGGCGTAACATCAATAATGGACGCAACAAGGTTATTGCCAGTATTGGCCTCAAGCGGCCACTGAAGCGTGGTGTCCGCGTTAAGAGCAAGCGCAAGATATGAAACGTCCGAAGGGTAGATCGTGCTACCGCCGAAGACTTGCGTATAAACAGACATTACGCCTCCTTACGAACCGCCGAGCGGTCGAGTATCTTGGCGAGGTCTTCGCCGTTGAGCATAGCGGCAGCGCGGTCATACATCTGCTGCCAGACACCGATGCGCTCATCACTCTTGAGAAACGGAGTTGCTTCAAGCAACGTACCGTAAAGCAAAAGCTGAGGCGCGTATTCAGTAAGCCAGTTGGTCTGCACTTCGTCATCCAAAAGCGGCGGCAATTCGTAATACAGAATTTCGAACGGATATGCCGCATCCGGTGTCGGGGCGATCAGCCAGTGGTCGTAATCGTAATCGCTATACAGCTCAGGCTCAGCGTACTCTGTGCTATAAGGCCAGAATGACCGCAGGTACTCGTAGCTTCGGCTATACAGAATTTTCCGCTTGTTGTTCTCGGCCCCTGTGCCGATGTTAATCGACACCGTGTCACGCCAGCGATCAGGCTTGCTGTAGACTGACTGGCCGGTAGTAAGAGTTCCCGTAACGACGTTAATGAAGCCCTGAATTTTTAGTTCACGCGATATGCGGCGCTCTGCGAGGTTTATCAGGCGCGGGATTTGCTCGTAAACAACGGGGTCTGACGCATAAGACGCGCCGCGCTCCAAATAGCGCCGAACGTCCTGCTGGAGCGTCGTGAAGGTCATCGTCTGTGCCATCGGCGTGTCCTACAGCATTTTGTGGCCAAATGCCACGGTCAGGAAAGATACTCAAATACGAGGGCGGCGATACCGACAACGAGAGCAGCAAAGGTCATTTTCCCTTTTGAGACGCCCTTGTTCGCACCAATCGGAAGCGTCTTGCCGATCACAGCCTTCGCGGCCTCTTTCTTGAGAAGGTTCTTGATGTTCATGTCGATCTCCTCAGAGCCAAGTAGCGTACTTCTTGGTCTTTGCTTTGCGGTCATCGAGACCATGCGTGCCGCCGTTGATCCGCTTAGTTAGCGCCAGAATGGCAGCGTCGTTGATGCCCTGATCGCAGATGCCCCACAGCTTGTTGCGGTCAAAGAACCACAGCGCGCTCTCAAAGCACAACTCACCGGCCACGAGATCCGGGTTCGTCATGACATCTGGGCGACCGATATAGTCGGAAAACGCTTGGTAATTCGACTTGCCGGTCAACTGGAGGGCTCCCCGACCACGATACTTCCAGCCGTCGCCAGAAGCCTCATCTCCGTTGCCCATGCGGTTGGCATAGACGCGGTTAGCAATCTTCTGCGGCTGGCGCTCATAAGCTCGAGCCAAGGCTTCCGTTGGGAAATACTTGCGGAAGATCCCAAGCAGCCCCTTAGCGCCGTAGTTTAGGTTCTCGGAGAACGCTTTAAAGTTGCCGCTTTCATGCGCAGTTTGAGCAAAGAAATGCGCAGCGCGATTAGGTGATAGTTTATAGTAAGCGGCAGCCGCTTTAAGCGTGCCCGGACCAAACGCACCATCTGCCGTTACTCCGATCTTTTGTTGAAGGTTTACGAGGCTCATTTGCCAGCACTCCGCCAATCAGGGAAGTCATTCTCATCAACCACGCCATCGCCATTAGCGTCATACCGTAGGTCATTGCGGTACTTTTCCCACGGGGCCATGTCGTCGTCATCGTCGTCATCAACAGCTTCGGTCAATTCGACAGGCTCTTCTTTGGCGTTAGAAAAGAAGGTTTCGTTAGCAGCAACGGGTGTAGGTGCTACTGGGCTGTCATCAACAGGTGCCGGATCTTCAGGCTTTGTGTCGCGTGCGTTGGCATTTAGGCTCAACCCACCCAGTAAGCCGACAAACGCCCCAACGATGGTGTTGAAGGCGGGACCGATGATCTCAAAGACCTTTTCGCTGTCCACAATGTCGTTTGACACGAACATGCCAGCCACCATTGCGGCGACCACAACAAGGATGACCATCGCCAGTGTGACAACAGCCATGCGGATCGTGAACTCGATTGTGTCCTCGATACCTTCCTGCTTGCTCTCGAATTTATCCCAGAAGCTCATCAATTATCCCTTTCGGCCAGCGGGTTGGCCAGCGTCTTAGTGATCTTGTCGTTCACTTGCGCTTCCAATTCTTTAACCCGACGCTGCTGCTCAAGGTCTTGAGCGCGTAGCTCTTGTATAATAGCACGTTGTGATTGCAATGTCTCCCTCTCTGATACTTGCGTGCGAGCGGTCACTGCATCGACCGTCTGACGGGCACTCATGACGCTGCTGCCAAGGCTTGAAGACAGCGATGCAAGGTTGTCTGAGAGGTACTTTGTCGTCTCCATATTCATGCGGATTAGACGCTCGTTGTTCTCCTGCTTTACCTTCATTTCGGTAAACTCGTCACCCATTGAGGCATAGGTGGCTGTCACCTCCTGCATGGTCAGAAACTGCTGATAGACTTGAAAGCCAGCCCAGAGCGAGCCGACGATGGTCGAGACAGCCGCAAAGATAACGGCAATCTTGCCGCTGCTCAGGCCGCCAAGGTTAAAACTGAACCCACTTTCGTCAAAAGAAACCTTAGGGTCTTCTTTCTCGTCACTCATATTGGTCCTCCACCATGTCGTTCCATACACGATCTTGGCCCTGCATCATACGATAGAGCGCCAAGTTTGCGTCAGGAATGCGACGGCCTTTGTATATGTCGCGCGGCTGATAGAACGACGCGTCTGGGATGCGGGCTTGCGTGTACGCGGAATAGCCAGCCGGTATGGCCGCAAGCTGTGACATTGCCTCACTGTCGCCATTGTTTACGTCCCCCACGTCAACGACAGGCCCGGCAGACATTTCGCCCTGCATCCCCGTCATGTTCAGCAATTCCATCTGCTGCGCTTGCCCCACAGG